ACACTATGGAAGCGGCTCAAGTGGGGGCGGCAGTTATGGTGCTGGTGGTGGCGGAAGTAGACAAAGTGGCGGTGGTGGCGGCGGAGGTGCTGTTTTTATTAAATATCCAGATAGCGCAACAATTACAATTGGTGCGGGTTTGTCAGGGTCTACTGGGGCTGCATCGGGTGGTTTTAAAACAACAACGATTACTTCTGGTTCAGGAAATGTAAGTTGGGCATAATGGCACACTACGCATTTATAGATTCAAACAATGTCGTGGTCAAAGTGATCACGGGCGTTGATGAAACAGTTACACAAGATGACAACGGCACAGAAGTTGGCGGCTCAACTGAAGCCTGGGAATCTTTTTACGCAAATCAACCTTGGCATGAAGGTCTTACTTGCAAACGAACTTCATATAACAACAACATACGTGGCGTATATGCTGGAATTGGTTATACCTATGATGCTGAAAAAGATATTTTTTTACCTCCAAAACCTTATCCTAGTTGGGTTTTAAATGAAAGTAATAATTGGGTATCTCCAATTCTTCCCCCAAACAGGGAAGATAATCCAGAAGCTAGTTATTCATGGGATGAAACAAATCAGAACTGGGTTATTGCAGACTAGAATTTTAGTCTATGGATAAAAAAACCGAAGTTTTGATAGAGACCTGGTTTCCCAAAACTATATATAGTGCAACTAATCTACATCTTTCTAATTTACCTAAATATAAAAAAGAAATTCTTAAAGTAATAGCAAAGAAAAGTATACGAACTGACGCAAACTATGTTGAAACAACTCACGGTATACGTAAAGAAGATTTAAAAAACAATTCGATTTTTAAAGCACTTAAAAAAGATATATTAACTCACGCAAACAATTACAGCGAAGCTTTAGGTTACGACTTACAATTACAAATAGGAAATATGTGGGCAAACGTTAGCAAGAAAGAAGATTATCTTTTTCCTCATAACCACCCAAACAGTTTATTAAGCGGAGTTTTTTATGTTAGTGCTAACGAAAAATTAGACACTATTAAATTTTACAACAACATTGATAGCATGTTATTGCCTGTTCCGAAACAAAACTTGAACGAACTAAGTTACGAAACATGTACGCATTCTTGCATCCCAGGTAAATTACTTATTTTTAAAAGTGATTTTCTGCACGGCTGTCCAGCGCTTAAAGGTGAGGAAAAAATAGTGATCTCTTTTAATATCACTTCAAACTAACGTGGGTCGCAATTTAACTAGGTGGCTAATACCGCTACCAGCAATCCTGTTTGCAGTTTTCCCACAAACCGCCAACGCTGAACCGACACCAGGGTTAGCAACCACCTACTACACAATCGACGAAATACCGCCAGTTCGGTCAACATCCAAATATCCTGTCTGCGGATCAGAGGTCGAGAACAACATCAACCGCAGCTACAACGGTGAACCGTTTGAGAACTGCACTGTTGATTTGTTCATGGTCCACATGACAGGGTTCATTACTATCCCTGAACACAACACGATTGCGTTTTGGTTGGCTACAGATGATGGTGGAAGAATTAACATTGATGGCAATGAGTGGGGTAACTGGAATGACCGACATTGCAGTTGGATGGCATCAGGTCAACTACAACTAGACGCAGGTAGTCAACCTTTAGAATTATGGATGTACGAGAATGGCGGAAACACCTGTCTAATGCTCGCGTGGAACATTAACAACACAGGTTGGGCGATAGTCCCAGACTCGGCGTTTACAACAACGACTTTACCGACGACAACAACGTCCACCACAACAACCACATCATCGACGACAACCACAACAACCCTGCCAGAGACCACAACAACATCTTCATCTTCGTCTTCATCTTCCTCCTCGTCTTCTTCCTCGTCTACCACTACATCTAGTACTACAACTACTACAATTCAGGAGACAACCACTACATCATGGGCCCCAACTACAACATCCACGGAGTCGACGACGACAAGTACTACTACTGTAGTTCAAACGACTGTCCCTGCAACGACAACTACGACATCTTTGCCAGTAGCCACGGCAACGACAACGACAACAGAAGTGCCAGAACCCACGGTAACGACCCTTCCTGAAGAAGAAGAAGAGGTGTCAGAAGATACTCTAGAAACAACTACTTCTACTCCTGAGGAGACTTATCCAGAAGAGACTTATCCTGAGGAGACTTATCCTGAAGATACTTTTGTTGAAGAGATTGCTCCTGACGAAACAGATGCCCCAACAACAACAGAATCGCCAGAGGAATATACACAAGATACAGAAGAAGAATCGCCACAGTTGTCATCAACTACCACCTTACCTGATGTCCCAGCTGATGAGCCAGTTACTGATGAGCAAGTAGAAGAAATCTTAGAGGACCTTACCGAGGCTGAACCTGAACAGATCGTTGCTGCTGTTACCCAACTGTTGGCTGCGGAGATTACTTCGGATCAAGCCACCGAGATTGCTTCAAGTCCTGAGGTGTTGGCTGCTATTACTGAGGATCAGGCCGAAGAGTTGTTTGAGCAGATTGACGTAGAGGAGCTAACTGAGGAACAGTTGGAAGAATTTACTGCTGCTATTCAAGAAGCCCCTACTAAAGTCAAGAAGGCGTTTGAGAAAACCATTGATATCTTTGGCTCCCAGTTTGAGGACTACGTGCCTACAGGCTCGAGCATCCCCGTTAAGACACGTAGAACCCTTGTAGCTGTTGGTGCTTTAATCGCAGCAATGCCATCTACTAGTATTAAACGTAAATGAAACGGATTGTAACCTACATTATGGAGAACACCTGGACATGGGTGGGAACGGGCATGGTTTTAATTACCTTGTCTGGTCCAACTTTGCGTCAAGCTCTGTTACTTACTGGTGTGGGTATTTTAATTCATTCATTAATATCCCTTACACAGAAAGACACAGAATGAACTCAATGATTGCTAAAACTTTGGACCTTTCACAACGACTTGTTTCGTTGTTTATTGCATCGGCTTTGCCGATTATTACTGGTGGTGCAATCCTTGGAGTAGATGTAGTTAAGTCTGCTGGTGTTGCTGGACTTACAGCTTTGTTTGGTGTGGTACAGAAACTTGCTGCTGCTTCAGTTGATGGTGAACTTACATCAGAAGAAATCTCTGCTGCTTTTGGTACTAAAACTAAGAAGAAGTAATGAAAAAGAATTGGCCTATCGTTAAGGTTGTATTGCCTGCGGATCTTAAAGGTGTGAAACCTGGTGCCCTTCCAGACTCACTTCTCCGAGACACTCAACCTTACGGTAGGCTTCATTGGCGTGCAGCTGATGCATATCATGCGATGCGTGCAAAGGCGTTAGCTGATGGGATTAAACCGTTTAAGCCTACGTCTGCGGGGGATACATACCGTACGCTTGCTATGCAAACAACAGCATTCTTGCAGCGTTATCAGAAAGAACCTATTGCTGGTGCTTCAACTCGTACTTGGGATGGTGTTAAGTGGTACAAGAAGTCTGAGAAGTTAGCGTCGCTTGCGGCGCCAGGTACGTCTCAACACAACCTTGGTATCGCCGTGGATATCAGCGAGGCAAGTGGTGAACGTTTTGAGTGGATGCTTGCTAACGCACCAGCGTTTGGATTTAGCTGGGAAGTAGTTCCCGAAGAACCATGGCATTTGCGTTTGGTAACTGGAGATAACCCTACCCCTGCTGTCCAAGCATGGGTCGATTCACAGAAAGCCGTATGACGTGGACGGGGGCTGGGCGCTAGTACTCTCTGCTGTAGTTACTACCGTAGGTGGAATTCTTGTTGCAGTCATATCTCAGTTCCGAAAAGAAAACAGAGAAGATCACGCTGTTGTTTCTGGGATGCTTCAACATATATATAAAAGTGTAAAGGGAGTTGAAACGAAAGTGGACAAAGTTGAGCACAAACTCAACGACCACATCAAGGAACATACCCGCAGTTAGTTAGACCTGTCTGTGCCCCCCGTCGGGTTGCCACAGTCCGACTCCCTATTTCAATCACAGCGCCTTGCCACATGACGTGGCAATCGACCCAGGTTCCCCTGTTTACGTCCCACCCCTTGCGACAAGGGCACAACCATGCGCCTAATAAATTGTGTTCACACAGTAGCGTAATGCTTGCCAAGTTGCAACATGTGTACTATAGTTTCATCGTAGCCCAGAGGGGTTTTGGTTCTTCCCTTCCTTTGCCCTCTGGGTTACACTTAACAAACGGGAGGAAACATGAGCAAATTCAAAGAATCATTAAAGACAAAAATCAAACTTAATCCACGGGAAGCAATCAAACAATTACTTGACAAAGAATCTTACGCAGATTTTGAAGCAGCTTTGAAAGATCAATCTGTTTCATCGGCAGCCATTGGATCCACGCTCCGAGAGTTTGGAGTACAGGTATCCAACATGACTATCCAACGCTGGAGATAACGTGAGCAAATTCAATGAGGTTATCCAACTCGAAAGTAATCTAATTGAATTAAAGAAAGCATTGTTGCATAGCCAAAGATCTGAAGCAAAAGCAAAGTTCAAGACAGCCAACCTAATAGAAGCTGTGTATGAAGCAGCAGCTAACTCGCTGCTATCCACTCCACGCCCAAAGATTATTCCTCCACTCAAGGATGCAAGGAAAGGTAAACCAGAAGTAGCTCTTGTTCATCTTACCGATTGGCAAGCTGGCAAGAAAACTATTTCATACGACATCCCTGCATTGTCCTCTCGCATAGAGGAGATGATTAAAAAGGTGTTGTCTCTGACCGAGATTCAACGAGCACATCATCCAGTTAGGGAATGCGTAGTCATGTTGGGTGGCGACATGGTGGAGGGTGTTGGAATATTTCCAGGCCAACAATATGAGGTGAGCGCACATCTATACGAACAGTTGTTCGAGGTGGTTCGCATCATTGAGGGGTGCATTCGTTCGCTTGCCCAATCGTTTGAGAAAATCACAGTCGTGTGTGAGTTTGGCAACCATGGCAGACTAGGTAAAAAAGGTGAGATGCCAGCAGGTGACAACATTGATCGCATGGCTTACCAAATTGCTGCAAACAACTGCAAAGATATCAAGCACGTCAAGTGGCAGATGTCGGATGATTGGTATCAGATCTTCCATATTGGAAACTACAAAGTGTTATTGGTGCACGGTGACGAGATCGGTTCATTCGGAAACATCTTGCGCAAAGTATCAGCTTGGTCCACGGGTGTAGTAGAACCATTTGATGATTGCTACATGGGGCACTTCCACACCCCAACCGCATTAACTATGGCTAATGGTGGGCGCATCTTTGTTACGGGTTCACCAGAATCACACAACGAATACGCACGCACATTCATTGCTGCCGTGGGCAAACCATCGCAGCGCATCCACTTCATTGACCCAGACAAAGGGCGCGTGACCGCAGAGTACGTGTGTTGGCTATGAGACTTGCTTGCCAGCATTGCGACGCAATCATCGAGCATGATGAGACAAAAGTGGCTTCTTGTCTCTGCGACCCAGATGCCCCAACATGGATAGCAATAACCCGCGAGGGTCGAATCATGTCCATGTCTCACGCTAGCTACGAATACCTACCAAAGGCACAGTCATGACACACACACGCGCGCGCCTGTGCGCGTGCATAAATAAAGGTGTGCCCCCGCGCGACCCAATCTGCGGGGAGAAACCAGACGATGACGAAGAATGAACTCACCTATATATATGTGACGTGGATCGACGCGCACTCGGGCGGGGAAACGTGGACCAACATACGTGACCTTGACCAAGATCCCGTGCTCGTGCGCACGGCAGGATTTCTTCTGCCCCAGTCTGACGGTGGCAAAGAAGGACACATCACCATATATCAGAGCATCACCCCAAACGATGACGTAGACCATGTTCTACATATACCCACAGCAATGGTCAAAGAATTCAAGTGCATCCAAATAAATCTTGAATCAAAGGTTGTGTCCATCCCCCTGACGTGATACGTTTGTATTACACGAAAGGAAGAGGATGAACAGATACACAATCAACAAGCCAGAACACGGCAGCCAAGAATGGTTAGAGGTACGTTGGCGCAACGCCGAAGGGCTATCACGAATCGCTGCATCAAGCGCAGCAGCAGTACACAATGAGCACGAGTACATGACACCAGGAGATCTTGCAGTAGAACTACTTGCTGACGAAGCACCGCAACCCAAGCCAGCCAACGCTGCAATGGAGCGAGGCAACCGACTTGAACCAGTCCTAATCCAATGGACATCCGATCTAGAAGACATTGCTTTGCTTACCCCAGACATTATGTATTGCTTCGAGAATGGAGATGCTCGCATGATTGCCACACTTGACGCAATCACCAGCGATGGCATACCGTTTGAAATCAAGACAACCAAGAAACGTTGGGAAGGTGTACTGCCACGTCAATGGTATTGGCAAGGCGTACAACAATCCATCTGCGCAGGTACTAATCAAATTGAATGGCGCATCTTTGACAGCGATCTTGAGCTGCATCAGTACACGCAGATCATTACGTCCGATGAACAACAGATACACATCAGCGCAGTTGATGAGTTTCTGAATCTAATCGAGCAAGGATTGGTGCCTGAGGTAGCAAAACTTTCTTACGATAACGTATCTGATCTGTACAACAAGTCATCAAGTACACAAACGATTCTTCCACCGACAGCAATAGAGATTGTCAATCAATTAGAACAAGCAAAGAAAGCAAAGAAAGAACTTGACGAACTTGAAAGCAAACTCAAAGCAGAGCTTGGTCTAATGATGAAAGAAGCAGAGGAAGGAATACTCAACGGCGATATCGTCGTAACATGGAAGACACAGACACGCAACGTGTTTGATTCATCAAGGTTTGATAAAGACCATCCAGTCTTGTCAAAGAAATACAGGAAGGATACGGAATTCCGTGTCCTTAAAACAAAGGTAAGGAGATAACAATGCCAGGGTTCAACTTAGATAACTACGAAACAGTAGAGGACAGACTCGTAAAGTTTTGGGCTGACCACACAGACGGTCGGATCAATACATCTATCCACTACTACGATGACACACGCATCCTTGTGCGGGCAGAGGTTTACTTTGACCGTGAAGATGTAAGACCAGTAGCAACGGGATACGCAGAAGAACTACGGGGTGCAAGCCCAGTAAACCGCACATCCCATGCAGAGAACGCAGAGACCAGCGCTATCGGCAGGGCTCTCGCTAACTGTGGATACGCAGCCAAGGGTGCACGCCCTAGCCGTGAAGAGATGCAGAAGGTAGAACGTGGGGATGTCTTGGTTTCACGACCTATGAATCCAACCGTAATCGTAACCAAAGATAATACCGTGAATGAAATCATGGAGGAGTTGGTTAGCAACGGTGCTACTTATGTAGAGGATGAGCAGAAGCCACGAAATATCTCGATCAAGAATCCGAACGAGCCAGCATCACCAAAGCAATTAGGTATGTTGCGTGCAGTACTACGCAGCCAGGGTATCTCCGACAACAAAGAGGTACTTGATTTGTGCAGCGCAGCAATCAACCGCAATATCTCCAAGCTTGACGAACTTGAAAAGGGTGAGGCATCAGCGCTTATCACCCAATACAAGTGAGCAAGAAAGCCAAGACTTTGATTACCATCCGTTTGGATACCGAGTTGATTAAGCAGGTCAATCAGGTATCCAAACGGATACATTCCACAAGATCAGAAACAATCAGAGTCTTACTTAAAGAAGCACTCGGACAATACAATGGATGAAAGGAAGGGTTACTGTGAAGGCAACCAAGATAAGTGCAACGCAACGGGATGTCCCCTATTCGGAACACTCGGGCGCCCCAGTCGTGACGGTGCGCGTAGGATTCGCAACTGTGGCGACCCTGCAGCTAGGGGTAAACGTAACAGATCTAAAGGGGATTCAAAAGCACGTCGTGCCCGTAAGAAACTTGGGTTGGGTGGTCATCTTACCCGTCACGAGGAAAACTGGGGTGGTGCTTTTCGTACCGAGGTCAAAGCGGGCGCGCAAGTTGGTCCGATTTATACACGATTCAGAGACGCGAAAGCACAGAGTGATCAAGCAAAGGCGTTGGGTGACAATCGCCCATTTGTGATGGTCGCAATGCCAGACGGAACAACAGAAGGTATCGTGTTAATTACTCTTACCGAGTTCACAGAAATCATAAGCCTTATTCCATAAGGACTTCAGGAGTTTTACTATAATGGGAGGGAACAATGAACATACTTATACGGTGTATTGCCGTACCTTTGGCAGGGATAATTGCTCTGGGTTCGCAGGCTCAAGCAGCAATCGCACCCTCATCAGCTTCCACCTTTATTGGTTGGGAGAGTCAATTACCAACCACATACATCAAGCACGAGAGGCTGGACTTGCCAAGACCCGTGACCTTCAAACACGGGGATATCTCTTGGCTACCGAGCTTGGCAGCTCAGGCTGGGTGGCCTCGCTCGACATGGAACAAGCTTGGTCAGATAATCCTGAGGGAATCAGGTGGCTGCCCTAACCGTGCTGGCGGGGATATGGTTGATAAAAACTGCAATATAACTGGGGTTTCGGAGTGGAGCCATAGGTCAGACACAGGGTTGCTGCAGATCAACGGGGTACATTGGAAGCAGGATCATGCCCAATACCACGGACTTATCTGCAAGAGACTTAAGGTGTGCGAGCAGTCTATACTGTTAGACCCGCTCACTAACCTCATAGCAGGCAAACTCCTTTACGATGTCGCGGGGTGGAGTCCCTGGGATATCGGATAGAAACCAATGAAAGATAGAAAGGAATGGGATATGGAATTAATGAATGAGTTCTCCTTGTTTAACAAGGACTTTAGCTGGGGTGACGAGGCAGCCTGCAAAGGTATGCCGACCGACATGTTCTTTCCAGAGCGTGGCAACAGCGGCTCAGAAAGAAAAGCAATCAAAGAGTTATGCGGAGGTTGCGAAGTCCAGCAGCAATGCCTAGATTTTGCAATCGACAACTTCATTACCTATGGTATTTGGGGTGGCATGACATTGAATGAAAGACGTAGATACAAGGCGAGGGTTGAGTGGGCGAAGAAATCATCATGACAGACGAGATGTTAGTTAGCGTATCCAAGTTCTTACGCCGTGCTTTTGTTGGCAGAATGGAAGAAGAAGAACTTGTTAATTGTGTAGCAGTAATTGAGAACGAGATCACAAGAAGGAGAGTTGATGCTGCCAGAAAACATAGATCGATTCGTTGATAGGTTGTGTGCGCTGTACCCCAACAGGCAGGTAGCACGCAACACAATCAAGTCTGGTTGGAGAGTAGACAAAGAACTCTTGGCTGCATCGGTGAACATGTGTCGCAGGGTTATTGATATTGTGGAAAGAGACGGAGATTTTCCATCACTACATAGAATCAAGACTTTACTGAAAGACATGAGACCCAATGATCAGATCACCACATGTACGGTTTGTAACGGGTCGGGTTGGGGTGAAAGATACACAGCACTATCGGAGATTGGCAAAGAATACACATACGTCAAGCCATGCATATGCAGGGAAGGGATAACACATGAAACGTCATTGGAATTGCAGCACTTGTAACAATCAGATAGTTACTTATGTAGAGTTATCTGAACCACCAACGTGCTCAAACCATCATTCAATTAAACAAATGGAAGAGAAAGGGAAACGAGATGAACATTCCGAAGTTTCAAACTGAGGACTTAGAAGTAATGGAGAACCTGTTAGTTGAGTTGTTAGTAGCTGCACTCAGGGCACCCAACCATATCCGTGGTCCGATAACCGACTTGGCTATTGGCATATCAAATCACCTACCAATAGAGGCAGTAGAACGCAGCAAAGAGTATTCTTTGTACAGAGCTAAGCAAGGAGAACAACGTGGAGTTTGAAGAACATGTAGATCAGATTTTGCGTGAAGCGTACGACAACATCATTGAAGAAGGATTAAAGCGAGAGCTTGACGACTTCAAAAAGATAGAAGATTTCTTGACATCCAAAGGATTGATTGAGGATTCATCAACCGAGATTTGGTACATGAGTATGAACGATGATCCCAATATGGAAATCGTTAATCCAGAAGAAGAAAGCGAAGAGAATGATCAAGCATTGGCTATCAAATACAAAGGAACTTACGAAGATCTTTATGTAGCGCTGCAAGATTCAGAGATGATTCACGAATGCAAAGCAGACAAATGCGTGGGCATCATCACTCGATCAGAAGCATGGGCCTCAGAAAGCGCAGCGTTTACAGACAAGAAACCAATTGATTGCGACGACAAAGTAACTATGCATATCACCACCCTTACTACACCACGTGGTGTCCATGTCATTGTGCGAAATAACGATAACGTGGATTGCGCAACTTATCCTAAATCTAAAATCAAAACAGGAGAGAATGAATTAGTAGACGCATTATTTAATGCGTGCTTTCATTGGTAAGCGCTACCAGTAACGACTGCTACCAGTAACGAGTTGGCTTTTTCGCGCGCGTATGTGCGCGCGCAGGCGCAGGCGCAGGCGCACGCGCGCGCTGCTTATTTTCGCAAAAAATTACCCCCCCGATTGACGGCGAGTTTTTTTGCTAGCATTGACCGAACGCAATTTTTGCTTTGCGTTTAACAAAAAAAACAACAAAGGGAGATTATAACGCTATGGACATTGACGAAGTATTACACGCCATTACAAGAGTTCAGGCTGAGAAGTTGGTTAAATCAACTAGAAGTTTTAACGATGAGTTGGTCTATAACCAAGTAGAACTGCCTTTAATTAAAGAAATTAAACGGGTTATCCGTGAAAGATTTGAGAGTAATACGCTCTCAAAGTAATAAGCAATAACAACAACAACAACAAAGGGAGATAAAGAAATGGAAGCAATAGATACACAAGAAGTTCAAGGGTTTAGCAGCCCTTGGGAGAAGGCAAGTTTCGCTTTAAGTAATAACTTAGGGCGAGTATTACTATACGGCAAGCCAGGAACAGGTAAGACATACTTCGCTATGAACTACCATACAAATCCTGAGAACGCTTACCGTTTAGTTTGTACAGAGGAAATGACTGACGCAGACCTTATCGGTATGTATAAGCCAACAGTAGTTAATGGCTCAAAGGAACTTATGTTCCACGAAGGCGTTGCTATCAAGGCTTGGCGAACAGGTGGTCGTTTGGTCGTTGATGAAATCAACAGAGTCAATGGCGATATTGAGAGTCGCCTTATGTCTCTTATAGATACTCACGCTAGTTCATCTTGGCAGAACCCTGATACGGGTGAAACGATTAAGCCTGCTCAGGGCTTTAGCGTTGTAGCCACTATGAACGGTGAGCCAGAGGACTTAGGGCGTGCTATCCAAGACCGTCTAGTAGTCCAACTAGAAATCAACGAGCCACACCCTGACGCTATTGCTAGTTTGCCTGAATACCTTAGAGACTTAGCCTTCTCTGTGGTATCACGAACTACACAGTCAGACCGTTATTCGTTAAGAAACTTTGTGGAGTTTGCTCAACTCTATGAAAAGACTAACGACTTACACAAGTCAGTTGATATCTGCTTACCGAACATAGCAGAGCAACTCATTGACAGTATCAGCCTTCAGAAGGTAGAGGCACAATGACCCCTACACTCAGAGAGGTTGCTATAAGCACCGAACTAATTGTTCACGGACATAAGAAGGGCTTTAACTATGGTGAAGCCCAACTCTTAGCCATTGAGCAACTCAAAGAAGGTAGTGCCACTTTGGTCGATGTCTTTACGGCAGATACCAACGGAGATATCTACGACCTCTTAGAGGGCAACGGCGTAGCCAATGTGCTTAAGACTCACAATTTTGTGGGTCTAATCACTACAGGTTGGGCTGCCCCAATGAGGGAAGAAAGCGAGCCAGAGATACAAGCAAGCAAGCACCCTGATAGGCAACGAGTTAGGTTAGTTATTGTTGCCGATAAGAAAAGTGTTTGTTCGGTAATCAGGTTAGAGAACAATGAGGAAGTGATGGTTGATGAGGGTAGCGCAACAGGCTCACTCAATGACGCACTTCGTAAAGCAATCAAACGAAAGGGGAAGTAATGGAAGGCGACAAAATAACCTTATGGATAGACCATCTCATAGTTATTGTTATGGTCTGCCTCTTTATTGGTTATCAAGTTGGTGCGTTTATACACACTATTGATGAACGAGAGAGAGAACGAGAGAACCGTTATTGGGCTAAGCGCAAGTCAATGCGTAATCACCCAACTTACAAAGGGAGAATACAATGACAACTAAGCACAACACCGTAGTCCCTGAAGCATTGGGGCAACGACCAGAGTTAGACCATAACCGTTATCAGTCAGGTGGCACGCCATTGGACTTTGACGGGGTAAGCGTTAGTTTCGGAACACCCACTAAGCCTCATAGTTATCAAGCCCCTACGGGCGACGGTCTAACAAGCCGTCGCCTTAGGCGTTTTGCTTTGACGCTTAGCAGGTTTCAGTTGCCTAACTCTAAGCAACTTGCTAAGCGTTGGAAAGTTAAGCCAAGCAGCGTTAAATACGCTGAGCAGATATTTGCTATCAACGCATACAAGGAAGCATTTAATGACGACCCAACTATAGGCACTATGTCTACAGAAGTGTTGGCAACAATGCTTAGCGAGCCAAGCCCCAATAGCGAGTTGTTTGGTAAAGCCATAAGTTACTCAAATACGGAAGCGTTTGACAACTTAGTGCTTGAGATAGGCAACGAGGAAGTTCGGGACTTGTTGGTTAATTTTAACAATCACCTGAAAGGTATCTACGGCTCAGGCAGTTGGCGTTGGCGAGAAGTTAAAGATATTAACTCGCCAAATGACTTTCGCCGTCGCCGTGCTAGAACTTCTTATCGGGACTTGGCTAGAGAGATTGACAGACTCTCAATGCTTGGCGAGAAGACCATACAAGACCAAGAGAAAAAAGAGAAGCGAATAGGTGAGTCTTATGAGTATGGCAACGGTAAAGAATATACAGACGGTTCAGATAGGTGGTATCCGTTGTATGTCTCTAAGCCTGAGTTGCCATTAACTCATACAGGCAAACTTGGCAGGAAAGTTATCTACACAGATACAGGTAGAGCGATTAAGAATATCGGTCGCTTGTTCTCTGACCCTGAAGAGCGTATATTTACTCGCAAGACTAGAGCGTTAGGAGCAGTCGTTGTTATTGACTGCTCAGGTTCTATGTCGTTAGATGAGAGTGATATCGACGAGATGATTAAAGTCTCGGCAGGTGCTACGGTGCTTTGCTACTCGTCAGACTCTATGCCAAGCCACGATAACCCCAATGCTTATGTCGTTGCCCGTAAGGGTCGCAGGGTGCGCAAGTTGCCATACTTTCACGGTGGTAACGGTTGCGACGCACCAGCGTTGATGTATGGCATTAAGGTTCTTAGAGAAAGTTCTCGTCAGCCCGTTATTTGGATTAGCGACGAGATGGTTACAGGCAAAGGAGATAGTGGTGGTATGTCTCTAAGAGAGGAAACAAACAGAATAAAACAGCGTTATGGCGTTATTGTCTGTGGAACTAATCACCAAGCAATACAAACACTAAAAAAACTACAAGGAAAGGGATAGAACAATGGAAGACAAAGACATAATGGCAGAACTACAAGCGATTGTGGATAAGGAAAGTGAGCGTATTAACAAGCCTTCAGACGCTATGTCTGAGGGTCTTGCGATATTTGAGAACCTGATGACTGCGTTTGAAAAAGATATACCAGACTCAGACTCTCACTTGTTTATCGTTACGCCCTTAACGCCTCAGCAAATTAAGCAGGCTAGGAAAGAGAACATAGCCAAGTTAGTTCCTAACGGCTTAAGCGAAGAAGATAACAAAGATGCTGATGGGGGTAAGGTCGAAATGATTACCGACTCTATCCCAGCAGACGAAATGCTTAGTTTCTTAGGAGACTTTGAGTCTGCGTTAGTGCTTAGTCAATGGAAAGAGCCAGCAGGTATTATCGCTAGGGTTAAACGCAACGGAGAACGCTTACAGGCTATGGCTTTAGGGCAGGTCTTAGTGTTTCAAAAGCAATTAGCAACAGGCGACAAGATAACTAAGTCTTGGAATACCAGCAAAGACACAGCACCTGAGCGTGATGAGTTCGCTAATGGGTATGAGTATAAGTTCTTAAAGAACACTTACACCCATTTGATGACACCCATAATGCTTAAAGAGCAAAGCCCAACAGGTTATGAGTTGGTGCTAGATATGATTAAGACTCGTATTGCCAAAGACATTGAGTCAGACGGTGGTTATCGGGGCTACGACAAAGACCCTGACGACATAGACGAGTGAGTTCCATAACAAGAGAAGGGAGAGTGAGGTATATGACTTAATGAGCAAAGTATTAACCCTAGTTGTGTTTGTTGTAGTTTGGTTAATATCAACTGACCATTAGGGCGTTGAGTCCCTTAGAGGCTTTATATCCCTTGTGCCTCTAGGGGACTACACCCTACTGCTACCACTACCGATAGTGTTAATGTCTTACGCATAAGCCCTATGCGCTAACCCCTTAAGCCTTTAAGTTATTCCTAATATGGGGCAATTTTCGCTAAGTTGCGAACACTCGCAAACGGTGCTAGCGTTGATGGTGTCGTAATCAACCGATTACGGACTAACCAAATAAACGAAGGGATATCGTTATCGCTACTAAAAGCAAGTCAGGCGTATCTGACAAGTCAGTAACTTACCGATGGGGCTTAGTCTCAGGAAGTAAGAAGGAAGGAAACACCGTATGGGGTATCAAGGTTTACGAAGGTATGCCTACTCCTACGGCAGGGACACTCGTAAAGGTTGTGAACCGATACGGGCAACCAAATTGGCAGAAGGTAGTAGCCAAAGTTAAGTCAGTAGGCAGGAACTACGACGAAGGCACTATGGCTTATGACCTCTACGAAGTAGAGGCGTAGTCAGTTAGTGGCTTAGGCTCGGTAGGCTTCTAGGCAACTAGGGGTCTGCCGAGCCACCCTACCCTAAGGGGGGGGTAATAGCCGTCCTGTATATGTGTGGATTTGTTACATTTTCTGTGGTGAACGGCGCTAGTTTGTGTGTATACCGTACACATACGCTAGTTAACTGTCACGAATCAACCTAGAGTTGTCAGCTCCCCCCACAGTTCGCATCCTTTATGGAGCAGGTCGCCGTAGCCAAGTATTTAGCCGACACCTTAGTTGATGATGTATCGTTCATCACGTCGCTTCTCCCAGTCATGGGAGATCTACCCCAGTTACCTGGTGTTCAATGCCCCGCTCTGTGCGAATAGAGTACGGCCCGTGCGTTTAGCTGGTTGTGAGTGCTGCCACTCTAGCACCATGGTGTACACTTAACAACATGATGAAACCAAAAAATAAAAATTTTTATGGCTCTCTTGCTGAATACAAGGAAAGCGAAACTAAAGCCCTTGATGCTGACGCTCGACGCAAGACCGTGGAAGGAATCAAGTACGTGATGGCGGAACAAGTGGAAGCTATGAACATGCGTGCATCGTTTGATCCGTATACTTCTTTTGAACCACAGGTAGAGAAGCGTCTCGCAGAGAACGCTAAGTTTTTGTATGAGCAGCGCAATGCTTTAACCAAACCTGAATCAGTAAAGGTAACTGGTAAAAAGAAGAAGAAGTAATGGCTGCCCGTAAACCCAACTACTACGGTTCTTTGGCTGAATATAAAGAATCGATGATCCAACCAGACTCTAATGAATCCAAAGTAGATGCTGGTGGCGGTCAAAGCGATGCTGTTCGCGAACAAATTGCTTTAGGTCTTGCGGCTGTTGGCGGGATAACCCTCGCTGGTGTAGGGTTACGTGCAAGTGGTTTGCCTCAACGTTTAGCCAACACACTTAAAGGCACAACTGTTGGTTTGCATGGCTCACCTACGCCTGGTCTTAAAAGTATTGACCCACGCATTTCTCGCTCAGACGTAGAAACGGGTATCCCTACTGTTTCCTTTATGAGAACAGACGTTCCACCAAACATGAGGGCATCAAACGTTAGTGTGAATCAACAGTACGCTGGCGGTCAGGGTTCGATATATGTTGTTAAAGCAACTAAAGCAACAAGTGATTTACCTAAATTTGCTAAACCAACAAAGTTGCCAAAGTTCACCCAGTCAGCGGACAGGGTTAGACCTAATATCCAATTTCAGCCAACAGTTGCAACTAAAACAACCACGTCGGCAAAAGTATTTGCTGAGATTCCAGTTAATAAATATCCAACCGAAGATTTGTTGCATGCAGAGGTTGCTCGTCAAACACGTTTAGCTGGTTCTTCTATGAGAACAAAAAGTTTACGCGATAAAATTGAAGAAGCTGCACGCAAGAAAGCGATGAAACAACGCGATAAAAAAAGCGTGATGTAATGTCCCAAGGTAGAAGGGCGATTTCTGCCGAAGATCGAGCCTTATTCTGGCAAGCATTGCAGTCTGGTGTATCCACAAAAGAAGCTGCACGTATATCTGGTGTTTGCTACAACACAGCAGTTAAGTGGCGTTCTAAAGCAAAAGAGACTGAAGCCAAACTTGAGTTAGAGCAAGTCAAGTTAGCTAAGCCAAGTGGTGGTAGGGGATCTGTTGAGAAAGACAGATTGGACATGGTTAACATGCCACCCGTTATTCCAGCTGGCAGATTATGTGAAAGAGCGCAACGTGGACTAGAAGACTTTGACTACTTCCGTACCGTCTATCTGGGTCGTGTCCCGTCACCGTGGCAAGTAGATGCCGCATACAAGATTGTTGAAATGCTTGAACATCCAGACAAACAGTTCATGGTTCTTAACTGCCCACCAGGTGTAGGTAAATCAACCCTGTTCCACGACGTAGCTGTGTGGTGTATTGTACGCAACCGAGCAATCCGTGTGATGATCGGATCCATCTCTCAAACGCTTGCAAAGATGTATTCACGCCGTATCCGTGAAACTTTGGAGCGCACATCCCCGCTTATCCCAGACCCAGAAATGGTTGCCAAAGGATTAGCTATCAACGCAGAAGGCTGCCTGTCTTTGGACTATGGGCGTTTCAGACCCAACCATGTTGGTGCCCTGTGGCGTGCAGAAGAATTTGTAGTAGAACAGCAGGGAGCTGGTGGTCTAGACAACAAAGAGCCAACGGTAAGTGCATACGGTATCGAATCAGAGTTCATCGGACATCGCGCCGATCTTTGTTTGTTTGACGACGTTGCATCACCAGAGAACGCCAAGGAATCTGTTGCTCGCGACAAACTAATTGAACGCTGGGACTCGATGGCTGAAGCCCGTGTTGATCCAGGTGGCATGCTCGCCGTTATCGGTCAGCGTCTTGGACCTCTTGATCTGTATGCGCATTGTCTTGGCAAGGTTGCTTACGATGCAGACGACTATGACGGATCGGACGTCACCGATGTTTCCGAAGAAGTAGAACCAGTTAAAACTTACAAGTATCATCATTTGATTTACAAGGCTTACTACGAAGAACTAGATGACGGTCCTAAATCTCGTAGACAAGACGCACCAGCATGGCCTGTTGGTCCCTTGCTAGAACCGTTCCGTCTTTCATGGAAAGATCTTTCTTATGTTCGACATAGTTCGCCATCAAAGTTTGAAGTTGTATATCAACAAAAAGATATGGCGGAAGATAATTACTTAATTAATCGCACGTGGGCAACTGGTGGTTTGGGTCCAGATGGCGTACTGTACCCAGGTTGTATTGACAACGACCGACAAGCAGGCTACGTTCCTGAGGGTTTGGTCCCGCCAGTTATTTCTATTGCATCAGTTGACCCGTCACCCACAATGTTTTGGGCTTTGCAATGGTGGTTGTATCAACCGTCAACCAACCTTAGATATCTAATTGACGTAGAACGGGTAAAGCTAACGGCAGAGGACCTGCTTGGCTACAACACACAAACCCGTGAGTTCGGTGGAATCATGGAAGAGTGGCAGAACCGTTCAATGGCTTACGGGTACCCAATCTCTCATTGGATCGTGGAAATCAACGCAGCACAAAGATTCCTTTTAGCGCACGACTTCGTTCGTAAATGGCAAGCATTGCACGGAATCAACGTTGTGCCACACACGACAGCCCGCAACAAGTTTGACGAGAACCTTGGTGTTGAAGCTTTGCTGCCACCTCTGTGGAGATCAGGGCAGGTACGAATCCCGACTATGCGTGCTAATTGGAAGACTATGGCATTTGTAGACGAGATGACTTCTTGGACTAGAGATAAAAAGAACGGCACCGACTTGGTAATGGCGCATTGGTTTGCGGAACTACACATGCCTCAACTTCGCCCACTTCACGCTCCACCGAGGATGTGGCGTCCTTCTTGGATATAGTATGTGCTATTTTGTACATACAGGATTTGGAGACTAAATGGCAAAAAAACGTACCCCACAGGAACTAGAACGGATTAAAGCTCGTAAAGAGTTTGTTCAATCAAAACCTGATCTAGATCCCGCAGAGGCACGTAAACGTTTTTACGTACAAACACGTGTACAGGAACTTGAAAAGTCTGGCGTTGAAGTAACTAAAGAACGCAGAGCTGCGCTTCGACAAAAGTTTGCTAGTGGCGGTGTGCAACGCCAAGGTTTTTATACACCAACAGATACAGCTAAATTTACTGGTGGCAGCAAAAACAAGAAAGACGAGCCAGCAGAGGCAATCACAAAGCCAGCTGCCCCAAGAAACATAACTCCATCAATGCGTGGAGCAATTTCAGATTTTAAACCAGGTAACGTAAAAGCAAGTACCAATAACGTAGGTATTTATAAAGCAGCTCAAAATACAAAAAAGAATACTCAAACCTATAATCAAATTGTTGCAGGGTTGACCAAAAAAGGTTTCTCTCCAGAGGAAGCCGACAAAATGGCAAAAATGCTTCCTGGTGTTTATGAGAGAACAGATGCAAAATATCTTGGATCAAGTAACGCGGATAAACTTGCATCAGATGCTAAAGATGCTTTGTACTCCGCAAGCGGAATGGAAACCTTCAGAGAAGGTCAAGAAACAAGAAAAACAAATGAAGTAAAAGGATTCTTCCAAGAAGCTTTAGGTATTGGCATAATGGCTGCTAATGCTTATGCACTTATAAGAGGTGGAAAAAGCGCTTTTAAAAAATTCAACACAACCAAATATGGTGGCGTCCCTCAACTTGGACCAGGCAAAGCTTCTGTTAAGCAAATTACAGGAACAAAAGCTGTTCCTCAAATTGAAGGAGTTAAACCTCCTCTTCAACTTAACAAAGCCCCGCTTCAACTTGGACCCGCCCCAAC